ACAACCCCAGTCATTTAGCCGGCCAACTCGGAACAATTCATCTCCCAAAGTGATAGGGTCAATACCATCGCCGCGCTCGGCCATCGCTGCCATGGACTTCCACGCATCCCGATAAGGGGCATAGTCGAAATTATCCGCCGTCACGATTTCGCGCATGTCCTGAAATATCTGCGGACGCCGCAAGCAGGCTGCAATAAGCGCGGCCTCTTCTGCCCGTCCTTTGATCTCTTCTGATGTGTAAGCCGGGCTAGTTTCCATTCATCTCCTCGGCTACCCACGCGGCCATCTGATCTACGTCCGTAAAAGTATAAGTTTGCCCTCTGACTGTCATTGTCACCGATAGGTTATACGGTGGTAAGTTATTGGACAACTCTTCCATGTAATCTATCGCGGCTTGCAGCCTGTCCAGGATGATGTAATCCGGTTTAGCGCCCATCGAATATCCTTTGGAGGCTTGCGGGTTTTGGTGGAGCTGGTTTGTAAACTGTGGTATCAGCCGGAAGAGCGGAATAGTCGGTGTAGGTCGCTGATGGTGTTGGCTCTTTTCCTGTTTTCCCAGATTTACCCGTAATCTTTCCAGCAGATACCCAACTATCAAGGCATCTCTTGACATATGACCATCTGCGCACATTTGCAAAGACTGCCTCACCAAATGCGTTCTCAAGCCACTCTGAAGGTAAGTCTGCATATTCGGTCATCTCTTGTGATAGTAATGGTGTAAGCATCCCAATATTTTGTTCATAAAGTTTGTAGATTTTACTGGCTATTATTGTTTTTTTAGTTACCTCAGTACTTAGTAATTCAGTACTTACTATATCTACCCTTTCACCATCTATGCTCGCACCATCTATCCTGGAAGGTAATATGGTCGATGTGTTTAGCTCTGGGCTTTCGTAAAGCGTAGTTATCCATTGGAAGTGTCCATGCGCTACGGTAACGCGCTCGCGGCTCATGTAGCCACTGTGACGCAATTCTGCTAACACCTTTCTGATTACCTTCATTCCTGCGTCTGATTGATTTACCAGGTCAACCATGCTCACCTGCCAGTTATCCGGCTTGCTCAGTAAATAACCCATGACGCCACGCGCCTCCCAACTCAATCGCTTATCGTTGAAAGGAACATTTGACGCCACAAAGTACCGCGCATCCTTGCGCACCCTGACGATATTGGCGTTACCGTAATCCGCTTTACCTTCGCTCATTGCATAACCTCCGTGAATAAAAATAACCTTCGCTTATGGGTGTCCTGTGTCTTGATTGGCGGTTACACAGCCAGGTGTGTAAAAGACATGCAAGACACCCATAAAAAAAGGTTATCATCCCTGACTTTTCCAGCCGCCAAGCTGGTTCTGCGCTTCATTCCTCGCAGTAGATTAGTTCAATTATACCATAATCAGCCCGCGATAATCTCACGGGCTGATGGATGTTTTTTACTCTGCCTGGGTTTCCTGACCATACATGAATAAATCAACCGTCTTATATTTCATACTAGCATCAGCGGAGTTCTTCGCGGCAATCCTAAAGTAAGATTGTTTCAGCTCGCATCCCTTTCCAACCCTACCAAATCGGATAGCCTGAAAAACTGTAGATCCAATCCCTAGAAATGGATCAAATACGACTTCGCCAGGGTTTGAGTATAGCTTGATACATCGCTCAATCGTTCCAAGCTGCAGCGGGCAAATGTGCTTTTCGTCATCAGCCGCGCGGGCTGTTGTGTATTGCAGGGTATCGCTTTCTCGGATACCCAACCAAATACCGCCCGCCCAATCTATCCATGTCTCATTATTCATCTCGCCATTCTCGACCGGGGTAATCGGTGTTTCGTTGTCGCCGTCCTTTTTGAAAATAAGGATCTGGTCAAGAATTGCAGGGCGACTGTCGGAGCTATCCTTTTTGAGAGTAGCAAATAATAGCGCTTGTGCCTTTGTTCGGATAGCCTGAGCCTGTGGGTTCTTGCCAACTATGGCACGTCCTACAAATATCCATCCTTCTTTTTCGTAGGCCGTAATTACTGCGCCTGGAAAGTCACGCATCCCAATATAACCGTCTTTGATACTCATAGCTGGAATATCAGAGGTATGAACGCATGTCAATCTTCCCGGCTTCGTTATGCGTAAAAGCTCGCGGATGATAAAACTATAATGTCCGAAGAACTCAGTCCAGTTTCGAGAATTACCCAAGTCAAGCTCACTCGCAGAATAAGTATACAAATCTGCGAATGGTGGAGAATAAACCGAGAGATGGATGCTGTTAGTTTCCATTTCCTGCATACGTTGGCAGCTATCACCCATCATAATTGTGTAGTTATCGCCCTCAATAGTTTTCTCTTCATAGCTAAATAGCTTATCTGTATCCTCTTCGCTTTGCATAATGATCTCCTCTTTCTCATATTTCTCGACATGTTTTATAAGCTCATTACTCATGTTATTGGCAACTGCTTCTTTTTGCATTACGTTTGCATAAATCTCGCGCTCTGCCTCGGACAACACAATCCAAACATTTACAGGATACTTTTGACCGAAACGCCACATGCGCCGAATAGCTTGATAATACGCTTCCCAACTATCTGATAATCCCAAAAACAGCATGTTATGTGCGTTTTGAAAGTTCATGCCAAAGCCGGCTATTTTTGTTTTCGTGACTAGGATGCGATACTTATTATCCTGGAAGTCCTCAAACGCTTGCGCTTTATATTCAGGGGTATCGCTTCCCTGAACCTGTCTGTAATTATCGATAACTTTGCAAATTGCATCCGCTTCGGATTGCAGCCCACACCAAATGATCCACTGCTCATCGCCGCCGTCTATAATCTCAATCGCCTCAGCAATGCGCTCGTCAATCGTTGACATGCGCACCTTGTGACGGTCTTGGATACCAGATAAGCCCGTAAAAAATAGCTGATCCTCTGGTTTGTAATCTACCTCGATAAAGCGTGAGTTTACCGTCAACTCTGGAAGCACATATCCATCGTCGGAGTATCCCAAGTTAGATGGCTTTCGGATGCTCATCGACCATGTAGACATCCATTCGTAAAACTTCTCAATTCCGTGATTTCTCAATCGCCATTCCTGCCCCTGGCTTCCGCTGCGCTTTGTTTTGACTTGCCGACCATCGCCAACCTCTAAATAATCTACCTTGTTAGCGTGGACAAAGAACATGGCTAACATTTCATTGACCGTTGATATTCCCAAAAACTCAGCATGGTTCCCGATCTCGCTTTGATCGTTTGGCGCGGGGGTCGCAGTGCAAGCCAGCCGGTATCTTGTATCTCCGAATAACTTGATCATCTTGCGGCGCGTAACTCCATCGAATGATTTCAAGATGGAGCTTTCATCCAACACCACCGCATCAAATTGCGCCGGATCAAAGTTATCGATCATCTCGTAATTAGTAATGACGATGCGCTCGGTAATCTCGGATTGATGGCGGCAATACTGGACAGTCATATCAATATCAGCCGCCATTCTGACCGTCTGCCTCGCAACCGATAGCGGCGCAAGGATGATAGCCTTTACTCCCATGAGCCGCGCCCACTCAAGCTGAGCATAAGTCTTACCCAGACCAGTATCCAGAAACAGGGCGGCGCGTCCTTTACCGACTGCCCACCGAACCGCATCCCTCTGGAATGGGAACAATAGCGGATGAATGTCACTTGTATTTATGCGCCTCCCCTCGAAAGACGCCATGATGCGTTTCGTCTTTATAAACTCTCTGAAATCCATCATCACTCCTGATATAAAATCCGCCCTCGCTACACTGGCCAGAGTGTAGCAAGAGCGGGATTTTGTGAGTTTAGCTGGTAGCCTGGCCGCTACGGTATATATATTATACTACATTACAAGGATAATTCCGTATTCTCTTCGATGCACTTTTTTATCACGTCCTGCCCTAGTTTTAGCTCTATAAATATCCTGACCTTATTGACGTATTTATGATCTACCAACCAAGTTAGACATTTTATAACGCACTCGGTATCGTTTTCTTTTCCAACGTAAATAGACAGACGTTCAGCGTACATTATCGCCGACTTAGAAACTCCATTTTCGGCTAAATATCGCACTACGTCTATTCCGTATTTAGCTATGATATTTTTGAGGGAGGAGCCTGATTGTGTTTTCGGGATGTGCCTCAATCCTGCCGCCGCCGCTTGGTATAAAGCGCGGCTGCCAATTACCCGCACGCCTGAATTTACATCAGCCCAAATCTTATGCGGATCTCCCTTGATAATATAGGCGGGTATTTCTTTTATCCCCAATTCAATCGCGCACGCTACCCGGCGATGACCATCACAAATTACATTGTCTTTCGTGATAATGACCGGTCGATAGTACCAAAAGCCTTCGGACTTCATCGATGCAAGCAATTCAGATAAAGCATTTTTAGATACCCTGTCATTCGGGTTTATATCCAACTTTTTCAGATTTCTTGGATCAATCATTATTGTTAGCATAGCATCCCTTTTATATTTCACTTGCTGCGGACATTGCCAAATGTCCCAATGTCAGACCTTGCCGATGTGCCCACGCTCCCAACTCGAGCAGGGCGGCTTTATCACGCTGCCCCCGCGCCTCTCGGAACCTCACGTCAAACTCGACGATGTTGTCGATGTTTCTCTCAACCTTGCTATTACTCGCCGGGTGGGTTCCGTTTCTGATCGTCCATCCCGTAATCATCGCGTGAGATGTTAGCGATGTCATCGCCCTATCCTGATGACAGTCTCGTATATTCCCGATTTCCAACCAATCTCGCGGACGTCCATGTACATGGCATAGCCGGGCGATAAAGCGTGACCGGTCAAAAAACAACCATAAGATAGAGCGTGAGTATTCCACCAGCCATTATCAGCGGACCATGTACCAATCTGGACATAATAAGTTCTTGTCCATTGGTCACAGGTGATTTCCAGAGTACCCGCTACCCCGTCCGCATGGGCGGGAGTTGGGATGGCTGCCATGAGCAGGGCGATAAGACATAGGGTGATAATTAGCTTCTTCATTTTACGCTCCTAAATGTTACGGTGGGCTCTCCGCCAGGGTTACGACATTCTGCAATGGCGGGCATGAGTAAGGCTAGGCCGTCAAGTTTTCCGCTGTTCCACGTACCTACGCGGCCCTTATTCCAGATCGCATGAAAGTACTTGCCTTTCACGCTTTCGCCGCGCTTCAATACATCGGCTTCGATTTCACGTTTGAGGGCTTCGATATTTTCATCCACCGCGTTAGCCTTGCCCGCGAACTCGGCTTCGATTTCCAGTTTGCGCTGTGCAATATCAGCGTAAACCTGGGCGGTCTGCATTTGCATCTCAGCCTGGATCTTATTTCGATTGTCAAAGATGGCATCTTGAAACTGAGCTTGTTTCACCCTACGATAAGTTTCAACCAGCCCGCGTTGATGGTCAATCTCAGCAAGCGCCGCTTTGATCTCTTCGGGGATGATAATCCGTGCAAGCTGCGCTTCAATTTCCGCGTTGATCGCGTCAAGTTCTTTGCGCTTGCGGGCTTCAAACTCACCCGACTTTTTATTACCTTCATTCATCACGGCCAATACTTCAGCGGGAACCTTCACCTCGTCAAGCAGCTCGCGCTTGCGAAACTCAATACTGTCTTTCTTGCTTTGAAATTCGGCCAACCTGTCAAGCTTTGCTTCGATGTCGTTCATGTTATTTCGCCTTCTCTGATTTTATTTCATCGCTATGGGAAATAGCATAATCAAACAATGAGCGGATTGTCTCACTCATATATTGTTTATTCTGCGCGGCTAATTCTTCAAGCGCTGCGCGTTGGGTCTTGGTAATGCGCAGTTCAAAGCGTTCTGTTTTCGTTTCAATATTATTCTTTTTCATTTCGTCACCTGCTCCATTTTATAAACCTCTGCAACAACATGCAACACCGGCTTGATGGCATAAAACTTATAGCATCCGGCGCCATCTCCATCGCATCCGATAACCTCAGCGCGTTGGTTTATCAAACTGCTGCTACTCGTCCTGTTCAGATGCCCGCAGTATGGGCATTTCGTGATTACAATTCCGCTGTATTCCATTTCACGCTCCGATGGGGCAGACTTGCGCCTGCCCCCGATAGTCTAGTTGGCCGGGTGGGCATTGCGCCAATCGATAATGATTTTGGCGGCGCGGGCTTTATCAGCAGGTGACTTGGCGTTGTTAGCTACGTGTACCAGCTGCTCAATTGTCCGGTCTCCGTATCGCTCGCCGTTGGATGCGACAACCTCGCAAGCGTCAAGGTAGAGGGCTTCAGCTTCGGGTAAATTACCGAGTTTAGGAAAGTCCTTGTCAAGCTGACTAACAAATTTTGGCGAGGGTTGCTGCGAAGTCTTTGCTGCTTCGATTTCAGTAAACTCCCCGGTAACATAATCTTCGATGTCCTGGGTAAAATACTCGCTCAATCCGGTAGCTATCAAAGTAGCCGCAACAAGGGCACGTTTATCAGCCATTTTCAATATCGTGTTGACAACATCGGCGATGTCTGGGTTCTTGATAGTTCCAACTTCCTGATTGATGATTTCAGGAGCATTATCTGCAAACTTAGAACCGCATCCGCCTTTCTTGGCAAAACAGATAAAACCGCCACCGAACTCAGTTTTACCTTTGATAATGGTTGGCTTTCCACATGACGGGCATACTCGTTCAGAAGAGCGATAGCGGTATTTCTTTTCCCAACTATTGCAAGAGCCATCAACGGACGCAACTAGCATTTCTCCGCGATATAAATTGCAGGTGCGGCGATAATAAAAGAATGGTTCGCCGTCGTGGTCTTTTCCTGTCCAGTCCTCTACGGTTCCCGCATCCTTGAACCGTGGAAAAAGTCCAAAGAATGAAGTAGCTTTCTCAGCTCCGGCTTTCAAGAGAGTTGGCTTGCTGCTTCCTGGAATAACTCCAAAGTCAACGCCGCTATGCATAATACTGTCAATCAAATCCTTTTTGGCTTGATAGGCGATAAGCGCATTATGGGCGGTTATAACCGGGGCGATAAATCCAGCCTGGTAAACTTCCATTTCAGTTGTTGCCATCTTAGTGCCCTCCAGGCGCATCTGATTTCTCGGTTTCTTTGCGTTCCTGCCACATCTCAAACGCGGTTACTTCCATCAACGTTTCCCACACTTTGGGATAATTCTTCGCCATCGCCCGTTCTGCGTTCGTTTGGGGGCGTAGGTCGGTGGGGTCAATTTCCTGCCAGACGCTACCGTCATCTTCGTCCGTGCGTGGGTCATTGTCTTCAGCATCCCTATCTGCTGTTGCCATTGTCATCACCTCCATGATGTGCCCCGCTTCAAACTACGTCCATCTTGGGCCTGGCCAACCGCGGGGCGGAATTGGTCAGGTGTGATAATTGTAGGGTAGTGACTATCTGGTCACTATCGCCGCCCTCCTGCTTATTGGAATTGCGCTTCGGAGGGCATTACGAAACGTTTACCCTATTCGATCTTTATAACCTGCGGGAACATCGCGAATATCTGTTCCTTCGTCGCTGTAATGTCAACTTCTTCCAGCGTGCCAAGGGATGATCTGTAAGTAACCCTATAAGCCTTTGCCACTGGTACGGGTTGCGCATCTTCGGGCTTGGGGAGCATCGCCCCGTCCCTGATGAGTGCCGCTTCAATCGCTTCTCGGCAGTAAGCCGAAACGCTGCCGGAACCGGCCAATATGATGAGGGCGGCTTTCGTGCCCTCTGGAACGTTCAAGAGTATTTGTGCCATATTATTCGTAACTCCAAAAACTTGCATTGTTGTAAACCTGCCCGATAATCTCAGTGACCGCGTCAAGGATTTCATCTTCATCGTCGCCATCAACGATAATTGACGCGCCCGCGTATGGGCCGTATTCCAGATTGATCTCAGCTTCTGGAAACTCTTCGCTCAAACGGGCCATGATCTGGTCTTCGTAATTGCCGATGCTTTCTTCGACATTCACGCCATCGGTCGATTCGCTGCCGAATATGCCTTCATCGTCGTTTTTCACTGTGATTACAATCGGTTCATTTGTTGTCATGTTATTCTCCAATCCGGTCATGCTGATTATTTCTTGAAAAGATGCGATACGCGATTGCATTCGGAGTAGTGATAATTGTTCTTGCAGCCGCAAGTCGGGCAGATAACGATTTCAGTCTCTCGGATGGCTTTCTTGATTTCAGCGGCGGTCGGTTTGTTTGTTTTCATCTCGTGCTCCTGTGTGGGTGTGTCCTGCTCTGATGTAGTAATAATATCACGTATATATATATATGTCAAGGGTGAATATATACCAATATTAAATCAACACACCCGTGAAGGGGGCACGGGTGTGAAGGTCGAACGCACTACATCAGGAGTGGAACAATATGAAGTACTTATATTTTACGTCACAACGGCTATAAATGCAATACCCTCCGGATTTCAGGTCCGAAGGGTATCTTTATCCGTGCCGATCCCCACCGGTTGCGGATGCGATGACAACTGTCACCGTTTGGAAGCCTATCTCTATTTTAGCACCCAATCGCAATATGCGGTACCGTAATATCTCAGGCAACACCAGCGGCCAGGGCCAATCATCCCCCAAATATTTCCCGCGCTATCTTGGGCGGTCGTTGTCACTGTGATTTTAGTCCCGCCTGGGAGCGTGCCAATCGCCGCATAAGTCACCGCCGCGCCTGTGCGGATGTTGACCGTTCGGTTCGTGGTCGCGGTTTCTTGCACCCACTCGGACGGTAGCCAAAACTCGCCGCCCTCAGAAAATAGCGGGTCATCTAAACTGTCCCATGCCGATGGCTTTCCATCCGGGCGGGCTGGGTATGTAATGAAGGTATTAGCCTTGCTGACGGTCGTCATCCTGTGTACCAGCCAGGGCGTCAAGCGATGGTTGACAGTGGCGTTATTCGGGAGGCTCTTGGATAAGTCAATACTCTCCACCTTCACCCAACCGGGCACCTGGTCGATGATCTTGACGACATTGCCGGACCAGCCCGCGGGGATGTAAATCATCTTCCCGTTTGAGTTGATACCTTTAGTCGGGCCAACATTATCAGCGGTAAACAGACGCCAGACCGCCTCATCATATAAGTTCAGTGATTTTATCCACGCCTGTTTTATGCTGTCCAGTGCAATGGTCGGATGGTTGGCTCTTGGCGCATCACTGGCCGCGATGATCGCCGGGCCCGATGGAACGTATCTCGGTTTCAGCCATCCTATTGACGCGGATGGTGTTGGTGTTGGTGTTGGTTTATCGCTCACGTTTGCCCATTCTTTCATTTCCTCTTTTGTCCCGTTGAAATAGTTTAGGTCAATACCAACCAGCCCGCCGCCGTAATCCGCGCCTGCATGACGCCCGGCTGTATAGTTGACATCGCCCCCGCCGTACTGCCAGATTGACCACTTAGTCAATCCAGTGGGTAGCTTTGGCGCCTGATAGGGTGGTGTTTGTGTCAATGTCCACGGGTATTGTGCGATCCAAACGTCCTGCCCGTTGCACCAGGTTGCATAGTTGTAAGGTCTGATAGCAGTGTTCCAAATGTTGGGGGAAAAGTAGAACGCGCATCGCTTGCCCGTTTGGGCTTTGATGTACTTCACAAACTCGGATGCCTCCGCGATGGTACGCCCGTTCAGGTTGTTGTATGCGCCTTCGTAATCAAGCACATAAAAGTGAAAGCCCTTGCCCACTGTGACTGACAAAAACAGATCCGCCTGAACCTTCCAGGGCACGCCGCTGGAATAATAATGGTACGCGCCTCGAATGGCTATTTTCTGGACTTCGGGTAAGATCGCGTCAAACTGATTATCTTTGTAACTCGCCCAACTTGCCCGCTGAATTACAAAGTCGATCGGCTTGATTGCCTTATCAGGGCTCCATCCGAGATTATATTTTGATACGTCTACGCCAATCGCGTTTGTCATGGCTTCTCCGGGAAAACAACATCGTCAGGGTTTGGATACGTTTGGGGCAGATCGCGTAATGCCTGCCGGTACTGCTGCCATGTCACGCGCTCGGTGTCGGTTAGCGGCGCATCTGCCAGTTGTGTCCAGTCGCAAGCGGTTAACAACCTCACGCGCTCATCCCGTATGCTATCCCATTGTTGCTCAGTTGTTGGTCGGATAGCGTAGGGTTTGCAAATAATAATCACCGCGTCATAATCCGCCGAATTGATATCGATGCAATGATCTCGCAGCGACGACTGATAACCTGCGGTTGATAACTCAGACATAAGTTGTGCCTTGTTTGCGTTGACGTCCAATGCGATTGTTATCATTAGATTATCCGATAGGTAAATGTGTACCACCAGTTTTTAGATGTCGCGTTGGTTGCTATAAACCTGATAACCGCTAAATCACTGACCGTATCTCCGTAAATAGCTGCGCACTCGGTGGTTGTGTATGAGTTTGCCGTGCCTCCTACTTGATACAATTGCGCCAGGTTTGATGCGATTGGCAAGGTCAAACTTATTATTGTGTCACCGGTCGTCGTTGGGTCTAACCCTGATATCATGCCCGAAACAGTTACAACGCTTCCAACTCGCATATACTGTGAAGGGTTGTTATTCGCTCCGGCTGCGTTTGTACCTAGCGTTATCGTCGGTGTGTAAATCCCGCTATCTAATATCGTAGGGGTAGCACTCGTCCACGCGCTGCCGTTTGACGTTAGCACATTTCCAGACGTGGAGGGGGCGATATAACTTAATCCTGAATGAACGTGGTCAATTCTCGATGCCGTAGTTGCTGTTCCTACCGCTCCTGCGCTTCCTACGCTAGAAGGAGTTGTTGCACTAAAAAGAGGTTTATTTGTATAACCTGTTTCTGAATTAGCAATACCTACAACATTAATTAATCCACTTGCAGGGGCAGTGGCTTTTACAACGAAACCATGTTTACTGGTTGTGGCATTATTTGTCGTAACATCGGATGTTGATAAAGTTACATCCGTAACGGTGGCTGGAACTGCGCTCGTCCAGGCGCTGCCGTTTGACGTTAGCACATTTCCAGACGTGGAGGGGGCGGCGTATGGCATAGCGATTGTGTACCACACCGCGCCATCGCTTGCAAATTGCCCCGCGCTTGATACTCCGATAACAGATATCGTAGTACCACCGGCGTTTTTGACAGTTAGCGCATAAGTAGCGCTTGAATTGACTATATAAAATGGGTGGTTTGTTGTTGCGACTGCGGGCAGAGTGACCACCCGCGCCGCCGTTGGGGTGTAAACCTGTAAAGCAAAATCATCATCTATCAGGGTTTTATCAGCGGCTAAACTCTGGATATTGGATAACTCCCCGCGAATTGTGCTATCAATTACCGAGTTATGATGCTCGGCTAGAACCTCGGTAACGCCGTCAATGACGTGATAATCGGCTAAATTTGCCATCTAATAAACTCCAATATATAAATTTATAGCGACTAAAAGAGCGCATAGTAAAACGATAACGAAAACCTTGATAATGCTTATCATTCTGGAATTATCAATATCGTGTAGTATTTTGAGTTTACGGTATATTGTCCGGCTCCACAAATCTCTCTGATTTTTATCGTTTTAGTTCCGGCGGTCACACCTGTTTTTATCCCAAAAATAGGCACGCTCGTAATCTGATTGATACCGTATGTCCGGTTTGCTCCGTAGGTCATAACCGTCCCGTCAATACTCAACCACGCCTCAAAGAATCCGTATGTGTCCCCGCCGTATTCATTTATTGCGCCAAACACAACAACCGTAGACGTGACCGATACCGCGATAGTCTTGGAGCTGTTTGGCATATCTCTCAGCGTGTTCGTGGCATAGGTGTACGCCGTCGCGTTGCCAAACGTATCAACCGTAATACCAGCGGCTGCAAACTCAAAACCGTTCCCAGTCGAATTTACCCGTATGTTTTTATAAGCGTCTGTTGCTGATGCGTTTAGCCAGGATAATGCCCCGGCTGATGTGTTTAGCAGTAAACCAACATTAGCGGGTTTAGCTAGTACGCTCATCGCCGCTGTGCTTGACGAGTATGCAATGCCGCCCGCAGCAGGAAAGTCCAGATAAGCCGGAGCCCCAAGTGAATTATTGGTCAACAATCCTACTGTGGTAGGTTTAGCTAGTACGCTCATCGCCGCCGCACTACTCGAGTAGGGTATGCCTCCGACTGCGGGAAAATTAGTATAGCTGGGTGTACCGACTGACGAGTTGGTCAGTAAACCCACTTGAGCAGGTTTACCCAATCGGGCTAGCGTGCTCACACTTGCCGCGTACGCAATATCGCCCACCGTGGTAAACGGGAATAATGCCGTCATGTTGTCTTTGACGTATGTATTGTAATCGGAGGCTAAATACGTTTGACCTGTTACGACCGTTGAAACTGCTGTATAAGCCATTATCGTCTCCTGCGCGATGGTAGGTTTTTGTTCTGCGCTTTCAAATCTTCAATAGTTTCGCCTGGCTGCCACGTCCTTGATAGCCAACCGCGCTCTGTGGATACTACCGCCCTTGATCTTTGCGCCCGCTCGAATTGGTTACGTCCTGTTCCCTGGGTGACTGGTCGCCTGAGTATTTCAGCTTCAATTGCCTGCATGTTTTCTGGGAATATAACCGGTCGCGGTTTTCCGCCCGCCGCATAATTTCCGCACGACATACAGTAAAACGGTTGCCCCGGAGCTACGTACTCAGCTCCCCGACATTCACATTCTGCTATCCAAAATCCAAACGAAATAAACGCAACAACCGGATCTCCCTCAGGTTCAACGTCTACATAGGGCGTGTCGTATGATCTATAATCATGCGCTCTCAGCATATCCTGCGAGGTCGTAAAACCCTTACTCTGTGCAAAATCATTGGCGTTCAAAATTTTATCAATCATCCGAATACCGTATCAGTCCCAAAGTCTAATATTTCCCATGTCCAGGCTATTCCGCCGGGAACGTATGGCTCGAGTACGTAGCTGGTCGTAACCGCCTGTCCATTCGCTGATAGCCATCTCTCGCGGATTTTACCAACCCTGAAGCTTTCATCAATCGCCAAAAACGCGCTATTGTAGCGTAGGGTGTCAAATATATCTGGCGTGAATTGTACATCGAATTGGTTCTCGACTGATATAGTCGGCCAATATCTGCTCTCTGAAAGGTAATCAGCAATGATAGACGATATGCTTTCAGCCCTCGCGCTGACCTGTTGCCAGGGCAGCTCTAATGTCCATGTGCGCGGATTGGTCGCGTAATCGTTTCGGTCGTCAATGTAAGACCCTGCATAAGGCACGCTGATAGCCTGACCGATAACCTGAGATAGCGTAAGATAGCCGTTGGAAGCGCTGTTGTTTTTTATGACAATCTTTGCGGACGTTCCGAAGTCGGTCAAAGTCGCCGTGAATGACGCTGATAAATTAGTACCGCTTCCATCCGCCGCGGTATTAGCGGTTATGTCTGACGCGCTGATAGCGGCATACAAAACTGGTACGTTTATCGAGTTATACGTGTAATCGCCAAACGTGGTATAGGTGGCTCCGGCTGCGACCTGAACCGGGCAGGATATATCAGACCAAACAATACCAGACGCTTGCAATTGCCTGGGGTACCATTTGACTTTGATAATATTTTTATAGTTTTCCCAAAACTGTGCAACCTCTGGATTATTCAGCGTGTTATCATCGCTCAAATCCACGCCCGACGAGGATGTATCGGACCGTCTCAAAAATCTAGCCGTGCCATCACCCAACACGCTAAAATATCCGATACCACTTGCGGTCAGGTCGGCTATTTCTGTCGATGCCTGTTTTGACGCCCACCAATAGGGCATAGTATCAGACGAGATAGCGAGTTGTGACGCCCACGGCCATGCCGCCGCGTCAAGAACCGCTTGTATAGCCTGATCGATGCGCAGTTGGACTTGCACATCAATATTCACCTCCTGGTCATAAAGCCATTGGAGAGCGTCCTCGACGATAATGTCTACATACCCATTACGCCATCCCGACGGTTTGATGTCAGAGACGCGGCCAGTAAACCTCCAGATAATCACGCCCGCGCTTGTCGGGGTAGTCAGTCCTATTCTGACCCTGTGACCAGGTTTTACCAGCCCATAATACGGGCTGTTGATATTGACCGGATTGTATAACCCGTCATGGTTGTCCAGTGACGCGGTAGCACGACCAACGGACGGAAAACGGATGCCGCTGGTATTACTCTCTAAAAATGTATCTCGCCCGCGCTCCCATTCAAGATTAGTGCATCGCTCAGCTTCGTTTATGCCGAAACTAAAATTATTATCGTACCAATCTATCTGGATCGCCCAATACAGCGTGGTTTGAGGGCTTGCGCCGTATAAAACGCCCGTGCCGTATTTGAAGGTTTTGTATCTCATCGCCCCGCTCCGACTTGTCGAATACCCTCACGGATAACAGGCAATAGGTAGCTTTCAAGATGTGACCGGTCACCAATAACAGTGTTGGCGTTTATGACAACCGTAATGCCACCCGCGCCGCCGCCGCCCATTGGAATGACAGAACCGGACATTGACGGTCTGAAATATTCCTGATTAGTCTCATTTACCCGATACCATTCACCCGCTGAAACTGGACCGCCTGCGGCTTTGGGGTCTTTGTATCCCGGAGGCTTGTTGGGGTCTCGCGGCGGTCTATAATCGTCGCTCTCCTGCCTAAGTATTTTCAAAATTACATCAATCGACTTCCCGTCTGGTAACCGTTCAATCGCCGCTGCAAGATCATCCGCTTTTATTTTTCCAGCAATAAACGCCTCAACCAGTGCCGCCTGTCCCTCGGCGATTGCTTTATCTTTTTCTGTAATCCTGCCCATCGCGACTTCAACGCTCAAATACTGGGCAAGCTCAAACGTAGTGAGATGGTCAGTAGACAACTCTTTGAGCAGGTTGTCTAAAATAATACTCTGCGTTGCCTCGGCATGTTTTTTAGCGTTTTCAGCGACCTTCACATCAAGCTCGGCTATTTTACCCTTGTATTCCATTGCCCGCGCTGATGTCTCAACCCACCCGGCTTTACGATCGGCTTCGTACTCGGCTTCAATCGCGGCGCGTTCTTGGGTTAGAGCTATCGATTCCTGTGCATACTCCCTTTCACCTTCAGCGACTGCCTGAATACTGGATAGGGTTTCCAGATTGGCATCTGATACCGCTTTTTCTAGGTCGGCTAATGCCTCCAGTTCTTCGTTTGTTTGGGCAATAACAGGGTTCATGTCGTCAAATCTATCAGACAAATCTTTGACTTCAGGCTGCATACTCTGAATAATGTTTGAAGCGCCTTTCCAGCTATCCGTTAGCTGATACCAATAGCCGATAATCGGTATTAGTTTCTTAGGGTCAAATACACCGCCCTCGTCAATACGCCTATTGGCTTCATCAATAAAAGCCGTCAAAATTGGAAGAAGCCCATTACCGATTGAATATTGGAGCTTTTGCGTCTGTTCGTCCCAACTGTCTAATGTCTTTTCGTATTCCCGCGCCTGTTGAATTGCCTTGTCTGTCAAGATGAGATTACTGTCAATCCCTCCGTTTAGCTTGCGGATTGACGCGCCGCCCTGCTGCATAATCTCCGCGAACTTGACGCCCTGCCGCCCAAACTTTTCCATTAGAAACGCGGCGCGTTCTTGTCCAGGGTTCAGCTTCAGATATTCATCTGATAATTTTGCAAGGGTATCAACGTTTAGCGTTAGTCCCTCGCTGGTCAGTTTTCGCATTGCAACCGTAAGATCGCCGGTGGACAGTTTGAAGTCATCCGAGAGCTGTATTAGTCGGCTAGTTTCTTCAGCCGACTGCCCGCTGATCTGAGATAGCGTCCTGACCTCGTTCGCATAATTTACAGTCGCTTCAATCGATTTTTTAGCAAACTCAACGACTGCGGATGTCAACGCTTCAAACGCGCCGCCCGATGTCAATAGCTGGACCGCGTTTCCGATACTCCCAAAATTACCAGCGACGCCCCGCAAAACTTGCGAGGCTGCATCTTTGGCCGTGACGATTATTTCAACTTTTTCAGCCATTTATTTTTTTGCCTTATCGACCCGCGCATGAGCATCTCGCCGCGCTTTCCATCTCGCATACCATTGCAATTGGTGACCGCCGGCGATTTCCCAGGGTTTCATATTCCATTCAATCGCCGCGTCTAATACTGGTATCCACCAGGGGGCAACGGCTGCGCCTGACATTAGCGCCTGTTCTAGCCGTTGCCGCTCGTAGGGTTTACAAGTACATCTGTAAACGCTTTGATAAACTCATTCTGTACCCGCGCAAACTCTGACATGCTACTATTAGACATACTGTCTATAGCGTGCCTCGCGTCCGCTCCGGTCAGTGGATTACCATTATCATCCGTTACACATTTCAGCATCGCGTTATAGGTTGCAATCTGATTGCCCTGAACGATTCCGAAGTACTCGGATGGTGACATTTCCTTCAAGAGTTTATCAAGCTGGATCAAAAACTTCATGGCAATACCGCGATCTGGTTGACAAATAACATCTGCAAATACATCAGGGCAACGGGGCTATATCTCACCCTGAAAGTACATGAGATTGTATCGTTACCCGCGTCACTCGAAAGGGCTGCGAATGTTGCATATTTTCCAGCGGCGTCAATTTTGAATGTTTTATAGGTGTAAACGTCAGGAGTTGTCAGTGCCGACCCTTCAAACAACAATCTGACCTGCCGGGAATTCCTCGCGCGCCAGGCAGCTTTCTCAGCTACCGCGCTTGTGTTGTGTTCGTAAACGAGCGTCAATTCTGCTTCAGGGGCAACTTGTTTCAGCAGGCTAAAGGATAATGTGCCATCTGCGGTCGGCTGCGCTCTCCAGCCAGTCGTTACTTTGAGAGACATTGACAGGAGCGTATTTGATACCAGAGTTGTACCGATAACATCGGACGCGCTATCGATATAAAGTTTTCCCTTGTTGAACAGGATCTCTTCGACGGGCATAAGGTCGCTTGCAGATAATGCGTCAAACGTGGAGGCTGTCCAGCTTGCGCCGCGCCAATTAGCGCCAATTGTAAGCGCCTGCCCGTACGAGCCATCAATCGTAAAATCAGGCACGAAACAAAACGGCATTACCTCAGCGCTTGCATTATCGCCGCCCTGAATGGTGTATGTCGTCAAATCAGACGCTGAATAAATAGTAGTGGTCGGTAGGATGTACTCCCAAATCCGTCCGGTTCCTGTCCCGTCTACACTCGCGGCGGCGGTGCGAAGAGCTGCCTGGAATGGATGCAATTGCTCAAACGTCAAAACACCGCTATAAGCGAGTGTACCAACTTCCTGGGCAATATACGATCGGTCGATACCTGGAACGATGCCGATATTTTCATTCGGGAAAACATGCTCGGTGTCATCGGACGGGATGCCCTGCCCGCGAAGATAGGTTGTCGTTGTGGCGGGCGTGCCTTGCGTTACCTCCGCTCCGATCTGGATGCGGCGGAGTGATTCGATACCATTAGCCATTGTATTTATTCCTTATGTCAAAATTTTGACTTGTCTCATAACGAACCGATAACCGCGCATTGGGTCCGCGGCGTAATCTACGCGACCGATAAAAGTATAATCTACGCGGTCGAATGTATCTATTGTAGCCGTAAAACGTCCTCCCGTGCTTGCCATCTGTGCGAGTAACACACCCGTAACCAGATCGACAAACGGGATAAAATCAGCCATAAAACGGGGTAGGGTTTGCTGTTGCTGGGGTTCAAGCACATCGATGGTAATGTCATGCAACCCGCGCGATAATCCAATAGCATAATTGCCCATGCTACCGAGAGCCGGGTAGATTATCGCCGTTGGGTATGCGTTTGGATTATCAGGGGCGTAGTCATGTACCTGCCTGATACCCGTTACCGTGCGCATGACAACGCCAATGGCAAGGCAAGCGGCTTCTAATTTTCCGCTCATACTTTCCTCACAAACTCATTTATAAGATGAAAATAATCAGCGTCCTTGTCCTTGATGCTGATCTGGATTTCTCCGAGTGCCGCCATGCTTGCAACTCCGAGAGGGGTAGATAGCCGTTTGAATAGCCGTGACGATAACATGAC